CTTTACCTGCCACGGATCGGACAGGTTGAGAATATGAGCGTAGAGGGACTTTTCGTCCATGGCGGTGACCTCTGGCGATTAAATACACCATTATCATGCCTTCAGCCACCACAACAAGGGAAGACCCTTTTATATACAGTAGTTTTAAAGTAGATTCAGATCAAGATGGCTAGGCCTATCAATGGAGCGACCATGAGATTTAGCAGTTTGCGAACGCCGCTCCTCCCTCAAGCGAAACCACCGTGATATATTTACGCCACACACACTATAAGGATCTTAAGATGAAAGTTGCTGTTTTGATGATGCAAAAGGATGAGTACCGGCTTCTTGAGCCATGGATACTGCATCATGCTGAGCTTTTTGGCCTTGAAAATTTATACGTCTACGATAACGGGTCGGCAGATGAGCGATGCCTTAACGTTCTGAAGGAATATTCGGGAAAAGGGATGAATGTCGTTTATGACAGAAGCACCTTTGATGATTTCAATACCAGACATATCTACTTCGTAGACAAATACGAAGAATTAAAGAATTCTCATGGCTATGATTTTATGATGCCACTTGATTGTGATGAGTTTGTTGGCGTTGAGTTTTCAAAAGGCAAGGTGTCACTATCAAAAAATGATGTGTCGAATGAATTATCAAAATATATAGAAACCGATGCTACATTTAAAATTAAATATACATATGGCAACCACCCGCTTAACCCAAAAGAATTTGTGCTAAGACCTAAACCTGAGAAAGTGTTCTTTCCTAAATCAAGAATAACTGCTCTGGGGAATGGTTTCCATCGCGGTGAAGTTGAGTCAGGACAACAGGTTGATACTGATATCATTTACCTTCACTTCCATCATAAAAACTATGATGACTATATCGCCAGCGCCCGTAATAAACTGGAAGGTCTTGTTGACGTTAATGATATTGAGGCTCTGAAGGCATTCAAAGGGGCGGGTCACCATTTAGTTAAAAAGTTCCTGATGACTCAGACCGAGTATTACGATATGCATGCGGCTTCAAAGTCTATCAACCCGTCTAAGTTCTTTGTTATGGATGGCGTTTATGAATACCTGAAGGGTATAGGGCTGGATCTGGAGCAAACATTAACTGTTGAACATGATGAAAGTCTAATAACATGGCATGGTTATGTAGACAAGGTGAGAGAAGATGATGGGTCATGCGTCTTCACGGGGTGGTGCTCTCCAAGCCTGAACGTTAATCAAGAGTTTTTTTTCCTGCGAGTAGGTCATGAAATACTCCCAGGATTCCTGGAGGGGAAAATACAGCGCTCAGATGTCGTAGCTAAATTCCCTGATTACAATCTCCAGTGTGGTTTCTCTGTAAGATTCTACGGGGTAACAAAGGGCTCTTTGCAGCGCAATGAGTGGGAGTTTCACGTTTCTGCTGGTCACAAAGGTACTGGCTCAAAGCTAAACAGAAAGAAAAACGAATCATACTTCCAGTAAAAGAAGGCGGGAAATCCCGCCTTTTACTTTCTCAACCTTATAGCATCGAATGCTTCCCGTTAGCAGTCAATTGTCGCATAGGGCAGTTCTAATTTCGCATAATTATAACACTGCTCGAAGATATTAGGGCCATTCAGATCGTAATCACACTCCGTTGCCAACAACCTCCGCATTTGGTTCAACTGCATCGAACGCAATACACGCGGCGGCATATAGTGCGTCTATTGCAGACAATGGAAACATCGATAATGCGCAGGAATCACGAAACTCGTTCAGATCAGGCTTATTCCCATAGACTTTAACGGCAGTATTTGGTTTAAGATAAAAACCAGCGCTCCACCCGTTACCGCGCACTTCAACAATGGCAATGCTGTTAATTCCTTTAACCAATACACCGTCAAATTTGAAAGCACCGCTTGCTGTTTTCATTTTAATCATTCTCCGTAACAGTTTTATTGTGAGCAGCATTTAGTGCTCGCTGGAGTGGCTGGTCATTTTCGCGATCTAATTCTGCCTGCAATGCGTTCATAGCCACTGTAAAGGCAGGAACTTCCTGCCCGGTTAAATTAACTCTCAGCATGAACTGCATGATATTTTGAATAGTTTGCTTATCCATTTTATTGTCCTGTTAAGTTAAACCAATTAATCCATGCCCGGTCGAAGCATGTAAGTCCTGAATTAATGCTGCAACTACCTTTGCTAAATCTTCGTGAGTTATTGTTCCAGAGTTAAATGCTGCTCGGGATACGGTGCCGGTTGGCGAACCCCATCCCGTTCTCCTCTCTGAAATAACTTGATTGCCATTAAGTCGTATTCTTAAGTTGGTGAAATTAGCCCAGTTCTCAGTCCTGTTGAAACTCAAATATGTTGTATTTGCCGGGCCCGTTCCTACCGTAATTCGTTGATTGTCGCCCAACAAAATAGCGCAATTGTTACTGAACCCGGATTCAGTTAACGAAAGTCCGACGCGGAAGTTGCCGCTTCTGAAACGAATTCCGTTCGCTGCGTTTGATAAAATGGAACCCTCAAGGCGCATATACTCGCCATTGCCCACAACAGTGGTGACTTCCGTCGGTGCGACGATAGAGTCACCCCTGAACAACATGCCGGTCCAGATGAAACCGTTTGGCGCATTTAAGCCCCTGCCAATGTTGATCATGTGGGTTATGCGATTGCTACCGTCAGTGGTAGTGCATACCAGCCCCCTGGTGTTCCCTACATTCTCAGCGCCAACCATCCACCCAGCGTCCACACTGCATCCATTATTCATGTTGAATTCATGGATAATTGCGGATTTTGCGCCAGTGTTTAATCCTCCTGACCCAGCAGGGCCAGATACAGCGCCGTAAGACCATCCCCCCCACACTTCTGCATCCGCATGTCTGGCTTCTCCCCGAAAATGCCCTCCTACTAACTGGCCTGTGCCGCCATTATGACGAACGGCAGATGTCACTGCGGCGCCGTATGCTGATCCTCCTTGTTTCTCGAGATATCCGTAAAAGCAACCCTGTTCCCAGCGAGCTACGCCATCATCACGCGTGGCGTTGGATTTCTTTTCCACCCATAACACTGGATCCGGAGTATCAGTTAGCGGAATGGAAAATCTTTGGCGCATGGCGTTCGTATATTGAATTGAGCCGGTATTGTAAATATTCACGCCGCCTGCATCGGCTCCAGACCAGCCAGTGCCCCCATATAAATTGTTCAGTCCATCTCCAGCGGGGCCAGCCAGGATCAATCGCAACTGGTCAGGGTCATATTTGAGTACATTCGGGAAATAATGTTGCCGAGCTCCGAAGGAGTCCAAGACCTCCATTGAATGTCCTTGCACGGTTACAAATTTTGAAACCTTCCCGTTATATACCGGGTAACCAGCAGCGTTAATGATGATTGGTTGCGAAACAGGAACGTGAGAACCGTCTTCATTCTCTACATAAACCTGAATCTGGTTTTCAGGATTTACCGGGTCAGTGTCAATTTTACCGATATAAATTTTGCCATTGGCTACGGCTTTAAAAGAACGAGCCATAGTGAAGAGTTGCGAAGGCATGCTTACCACAACATTTGCGGTGGTATCTGACATTTCATTGCTCCAGACGAATGATATGATGCAACCATGATGTGATTGCATACCGAAATGGTACTGTTGAGTATTTATCCAGTAGGTTACGATGCCATTCCACCCAACTGGTGAGGCATCAAGGATGTACAGCAAATACGACGAGGCGCAGTTTCACTTGAGACTTCCGCATGAACTCCACGCGAAAATTAAGCAGCGTGCGAAGATGAATAACAGGTCGCTGAACTCAGAGATAATTGCAGCGATTGAAGAATCATTGGCTAAACAAAGCTCTGCATCTGTTTACATTGACGATGCAGAGCGTATGGCAGAACAACAATCTGATATGGTTAAGAAAATTGTCTTTGATACGCTCAAAGAGCTATATAAAAAAGACAGCAGCTAACTATCAGTTACGGAGGATTTATGCAAAGAGATATGCTGAATATTGCGTTCTACATATTTGGTTTTTGCGCGTTCCTGGTGTTTGCGAAGCTATTCTGACAACGCATCAGACTTGGCACCTTGAGTCAGGGCGTTAATTGCCTTTTGTGCCTGCTGCATTGCTTTCTCAAAGGCTGTTGATCCGCGTGGGGTGTTTGCCATTCGGAGCATTGCATTTCTGAATGGTTCGCTCTCATAGGCGCGAGTAAGAAGTCCGTAGCTTACCGCTGCGCCAGTTGTCGCCGGGTTCATTGCCGTCCCATACCCGATAATGAACGGGATGGTTTGCTGCCCTGTTGGTGTTGTTACTGCCGCTTTTGCAGCCTGCTGCGTGGATTGCAGGTAGTTTTTCAATCCTTTCAGATAAGCAGCGTCCTGCCCCTTAAATGTGATGCCAGTCTGGTTTTGCAGGATGTTAAGCTGTCGAAGGAACTGGTCAGGGGATCCGCCAGATTTCTCCATCGCCTTTCCAATGATGCCATTGCGCATTTGCGCCCTGCCAACACGACCAACTGAGTTATACAGCGTCTTAATTTCAGATTTGTTCTTGCTGAATAGCATGTTGTTGACAACTTCCGGCGTCAGGTCGCCTTTCATGAGAACATTCTTCAGCCTGGTATTCTTTAGTTTCGCCGCTTCGTCAGCGTAGACGGCATTGGCCTGCTGATATTTACGGAGAGTATCGTTGCCAAGATTCTGACCAATGGCACCATTGATATCGTCTGTCATCGCCTTGTAAACGCGCTGAATGGCAGCATCGGAACGGTTTGGTAACACTGGTCGCTCACCCTTCACGTCCATTCTGAACTGGCTGCGCAGATCGCTTAATTGCTTCAAATCAAGATTTACCGGACCATCAGGACCAGCATTGCGAACAAGCTCATCACGATATGACTGAAGTTTTGAAATTGTCTCGTTATCAGCTACCTTACCAAGCTTCTGCAGATTAGATATTTCAGTATCAATCTGCTGAATTGCTCGCGCAGGATGAATGTTTACTCCAGCCATAGCATTCTGAACCTGCTCCAGTCGATTACCTGCGGCACGACGAATTCCTGATGTTTTCGCTTTAAGGCTGTCAATAACAACAGATGGATCATACTCACCGAATTTATCAGCAAATCTCTGCACCAACTGGCTTCTCGCTTCCTGTTGCGTTGCTCTCATTCCGCTTGTGCCAGCCAGAGGGATATTTTCCGCTGTCGTCTGCGCCATTTTCCCGACGCGGGAAGTAGGCTGTAACAGGTCTGTGGTGTGCAGAGGAACTCCTTCACGCTCTGCAAATCTGATAGCCTGCTGCGCTTCTGGCGCAATAGCACCACGAACGCCACGATAAGCAGCACCTAATCCACGTCCGGCAGCGTTAATAGCACCGCCAGCCAGCACACCAACGCCTAAATCGGTAGCGAGTGCTTCCGCATCATCTTTCATACTGTTTGCAGCAAGTGATCCAACTGCGTTTTCTGCGAGAAGTCGTGTTGCCCCCTGAGCAATTCGACCAGCAAGTGTTGGTGCCTGTGCCGCCGCCCTCTCAACGCCAGCAGGAGTGAGGTAAGGCAATGCCTCAGCAAATACCCTTCCCTCTGTAGTTTGTGGAGTCAGCGCGCCTTGCTGAAGGCCAAAGTCCCGCTCTAATCCCTGCGTTGTTACTCGTGGTGCTGGTTGATATGTACCATCGCCAATGCCGAGTTTACCGCCAGCCCAAGCCGCCGCGCTTGTTACAGCATCAGTGAGTTCAGCAGGTATGTTCGCTACGTTGATTCCTGCCTGTAGTAAGCCGCGCCCGGTTTCAGCAAGTCCATTACCAAGGTCAGACATTATTCCGCCTTGCTGCTGAACAGGTTTCGGTGCGACAGAATTTACGGGTTGAGGTGGCTGCTGACTGGCTGCCTGCTGCTCAATCTGAGCAAATGGATTATTTGGGTCTGACTGCACGCCTGATGCCGATACTTGTTCGGATGACTGTGCTTCCAGTTGTGCAAACGGGTTGTTAGGGTCTTGCTGAGGATGTACCTTTGCAGAGGTGGCGCGCTGTTCGACTGTTGAGTCTGTCACCGGGTCACCCGCCCATTGAGCAAAGCGATCATCAACGTAACCGCGGCCTTCAGGTCCTGGCGTATATTCACCACGCTTTGCCTTCATAACGTTGCCGGGACCGTCGTGATAAGCCTGAAGAGCGTCACGCCAGTTACCAAACTGCTGGTACATCTTTGCCAGATAGCGCGCGCCAGCGTCAGCCTGATATTCGGGGTTTTGCATTTGCTCATCGGTATAACCCATATCACGCCATGTCCCAGGCATGACCTGAGTCAATCCTACAGCCCCGGCGGAGCTTACTGCGGCAGGGTTGTAAGAAGACTCCTTGGCACCCAGTGCAGTCATCAACCCTTCTGGCACACCGTAACGTGCGCCAGCCTGCTCTAACAAATCACGGTAATTAGCCATTTACTGCCCCAAAGATGGAAGATATCCGTAGCGATTAATGAAGTCGATTGACAGCTCGGGGTGCTGCTTCAGGTAATCTATAGAAGCCTGAGGCGCTTCCACTCGCTTGATACCGTTTTGCTGAACGTACTTACCAACCGCCTCATTACGCTTCTGGTTGAGCGTGTTCAGGATGACGCCAGCGTTGCGACGAAAGGACTCCTCGCTCTGCGAGTTCTGCAGCGAACCAACAGCCTGGTCGAGCTTTTTGCCCTCGGCATCAGAAAGTGCGCCCATGCCTCGCATGGCCTGAACCGCTGTCATGTATGCTTGGGATTTAAAGGTATCAAGTCGTGCCTGAGTGTCTGCAGCCTGTGAGCCTGGAACGTTGGGGATTACTCCACGTAAGCCTGTAATGCTCTTAAGTGAAGGAGAACTAACGATATCGTTCAGAGTGAACATGCTGGTTGTGAGGGTGTTGATGCCGTCTTTGTAGCCATCATTTAGCGCTTGCTGCTTCTGCTGCAACTGCTGGTTGTTGGCTGCTATGCGGCTCTGTATTTCCTGGCGCTTCAGGTCGTTAGTTTCTGCTGATAGCATCCGGTCAAGGCGCTTATTTTCGTTGTTAATGCGGTTTGTTTCTGCGTCCAGATTAATGCGCTGCTGACCTAAATTCGCCTGGATATCTTGCCCGCGCATTGTGATTGCCTGATTCCGAGCGGCGGTTTGCGAATCCAGATCCTGACCGCGCATGGTAACCTGGCGACCCTGCATTTTATCCTGTAGGTCAAAGTATTTTTCGGGTCCGAGACTGTTCATCCCCAGGTGATCGACAAATTCGCCGAACTGCCGCGGGTTCTGTTGGTACATCTGAGCGACGTCCTGAGGATTAACGCCAACACGAGCTAACTCACCGGCGTTGTTTTGCAGCCATGATTGCATTGCTTCTGGAGACGATGACGCAAGGCGTGCGCCAGCCGCTAAGGTGCCGATAGAATTACGCTGATCTTCATCAATGAATCCCATGCCTTTACGAACGGATTCAATCTGTTCTGGATATTGAGTAGCCAACTGACGCAAAGCACCGCGATCACCAGACGCATAAGCATTAGCGTATGCCTGCTGAAATTCTTTCTGCCGCTGAGCCTGCTTTTCCTGCTGAAACACCCCCGCAATACCTGAAAGGCCTTGCAAAGCAGTCAGCCCAACATTGTTAGCGCCTGAACGCTCAATATCATTGTTCTGCCTGATAAGCTGAAGCGTATTGCCGATGTCATTTACGCTCGGAGCGTTTGAGTTGACGCCGCCGATACCAGCCAACAATCCGCCGTTTGTTCCTTGCCAAGTAGCCATGATTACCCCTTAAAACAACGAGCCAAGCAATCCGATACCAGCACCAATGCCAGCGCCCCAAGGCGTTGATGTTCCCAAAAGGCTGGCAAGACCTGCACCGGCAATCGCACCAGACGTGCCACCGCTAATTGCAGTCTGAAGACTTGATGGTTTATTGGCATTAGCAGCGGCAAGTGCTGCGCTTTGCTGTGCAATGCTGCTCATGTTGTTGGCGTATGTCTGCCCAGCGTTTGCCTGACCTTGCAGCGCACCAAGCCCAACGTTTGCCAGATTGTTGTAATTGCTCATCTGATTTGATAACCAAGACTGACCGAGTGTCGGCGCGATCGTAGCCAGTTGATTGCTTGTGGCTGTCGAACCAAGTCCACCCGTCGCCTCCGCAGCAGCAAGACTCTGGTAACGAGCCTGACCTGCAAGGTCTTTATACTGCTGAGAGTTGTAATACTGATTAAGTGCCTGCCCCTGACCTTCTAAACTGGAAAGGTTCTGAAGCTGGTTAACATACTGCTCCGCAAGCGGCGTGAACGGAGCAAGGTTTTTCATGATCGTCTGCCACTGCTGATTTTGCAGGTCTGCGGCATACTTCTGAGCTTCTGCTGCATACTTTGCGCTTTTATCAGAGCTGCCACCTTTCCCGCCTTTTTCAGGGCAATAAGGTTCCTCGCCGCGCAGTTTTCTGCCCAGCTTAAATGCATATAACATGGCTATCTCCCGTGATTCAGGAAGTCGATTAGTTCTTCGCGTGTGGCGCTGTAAAACGTCACGTCATCCACGCCTTTGAAGTATTTCTTGATGGTTCCTACACGCTTAAGGCCAATCATTGCGCAGTACATCTGCCCGTGGCGGAATTTGCGTGCAGCGAACGATGTGACGCACTGAACGGTGGTGTTAGTCAGAATGTATCGCCAGAAAGCCAGCCCGATTTCCTTGCTGAATCCGCGAATCTCTGGCAGGTACATGGCGTGGCAATCGAATGTAAGCGGCTGAATCTCCTGATAGTAAACAATGCCGCCGAACTGCCCGTGCACGTTCACCTCAAAGTAACGGCAATCAGGTTTGTAGTCGTATCCATCGCCGTTGTTGCTACCGGCGATAATGTCAGGGTGATTTCCGACTGCTTCTATCAGGTCGATGTTTCGCGTTGGTTTGAATGTAATCATCAGTCAATCAGCCCATGTAATCTAAGTGCCGTTTCAAGCGCCAGAATACGCTGCCGCGACTGCTGCAAACCTGTAGCGAGAGCTGCGACTTCGGATTGTGTGTACGTAGTGCCGACCGTGTATGACTGGTTAGCGTTGAATGAGCCAAGAAGAGGTGTACCTGTGGCTGCAGTCCATCCGGTATTTCTTGCTCCAATAACCTGAATTCCATCAACTGAATATGATGTTTTTACATCCAGCGGTGACGCAAGAGACTGCGATTCTGTTACGGTTTTCGATACGTAATCACTCTTAATGCCAGATACATCGCTTTCTACGCCATCCAGTCTTTGGTCAACAGTGACCAGATGCGCCTGAATATCGATAACCTCATCCAGCAAGTAATCAACATCGCTACGTAGTACGACTATCTTCCCTTCGGCGGTTGTTAACCTGACCTCAAGGAGATTTATCGCTTTTGTGTTTGCGGTGATTCTTGCATCGTGATCTGCCAGCTCGACGTCCTGTTCATCGTTTTTCACCTGAGCATCGTAAGCGCCCTGACCAGCCTGATTTGCCTTCCCGGCAATTGCGCCAACATCAGCACCCTGATTTATGACATACAGCAGGTAAGACTGGCTGAATATATTGCGTGGCAAAATTGAAGCATCAAGGCGCGTAGCCTGAACCGCGACAGGATTATTCAGTGATGAATCAACCATTACTCAATCCTTATCTGGCAGCCTGACAGAGTGACAGGTGACTTAGTGATAACGCGCAATTTGAAGCCGACATTTTTCCTGATGCGTCCGACACGCTTCCACAAAACGCGTTTGTCGTAAACGAACGGTTCATTCTGCTCAATCATCTGCTCACGCCCGTAATTGATGCCGTCAGTGGTTGCAGAAAGGAACAAGCGGTCGGCGTACTGCGCAACGCCAGTTGACGATTCAACCTCAAGATCAAAACATCTGGCGTTCTCAGCTTTGAACAACGGAGTAAACAGCAGGTGTTCCTGCTGCTTGTCGTACTGGCTGCTGATATCGAATTGCAGTTTCCCGGTCACGGATTCCAGCTTATCGCCGCACGTTATCTGATTTCCTTCGTAAATGAAGTCGATAGCGCGGTACACATCGTCATACAAGCCTGTTTTCAGTACACACCATTGCGGACCATTGGCGCTTGAAGATGCGTCGTACACGAGAACATGGCGAGGAAGGTGGATAATCAGCAACTCATGAGCATCAAACCGCAGCGATTCCATCACACCATCAGCCAGTTCATCAGCAGTGTAGGAGCGGAGGATTTTCTCAATGCTCGCGCTGGCGATTGGTGACACATGACCGGAGCCGATGATGTATACAGACGGAGCACCCGTTGCCGGATTGCTGATGAACGCATAGGAATCAGCAAACGGCGTTTTGCAGTAAGTTCCGGCAATGCCTTTCTGCACCATCAGTGATGGCTGTGCGACATACAAAGCGGCACCAACGGTGGTTGCACCAGTCAGGGAGAAATATTCAATCGTTGATGAACCAAAGCAGACGATGAAGTCTCGCCATGTGCCGATACCGATGATGCCGTCCGGCTGCGATTCTGCGCGATATTGTGCGCTGTAACGGTCAGGATGCGATTCGTCTTCAAGGTCAGTGATAAACCATGAATCAGTGCCGTCTTTTGACCACGCATAACGCCCACGTAAGCGCGTAATGTCACGAACCGAACCTAACTCATACTGCGTGAATCCGCTGTCTGTAGGCCAGTTTGAGACTGTTTTAACCGTGCCATCATAGCGATACTCGACCAGTTGACCATTAACACCTACCGCCTGTGATGTCCGACCATGCGCCATTGATACACGACCACTTCCGGCAACGTCACCGACTTCACTTTCTCCTTTGTACAGCTTGCCACCGCAAACGCGATAAACAGCATTCTGCGCCATGTTGTACTCAACTCCGCGCGATACGCCGTTCACATCAGAACGTTTGGCAATGCCCGGGAATGAGCGAAGATATCCGCTGCTGTTCAGGATTTCTTTGGGTGTAGCCAACATATTCACTGGCAGATAGTCGATATAGTCGGCGTTTCTAAAGTCTTTGCCGACACCTTTCATAAGCGGAAGTTGCTGAATAGGCATTTATTCACCTATGCGTTTGGGATATCGCCATCAATCAGAGGGAGATCGCCTGGATAATATCGGTCAGATGTGAACACGTCATATTTATTACCCTGCCCTACAGGAAAATCTCCACGTCGTCGCATTGAAGGAACAACCAGAGTGTCGGTCATCAAGGCATCATATGAGCGTTGGGCGTTACTGAGAACTTGCGGAGTTGGCTCAAGGCTGTAATCAGATAGCATTCTCAGCAATAACTGATAGCCTACTGCGTGTTTGTATTTTCTTGGAAGACCTGACTCATCATCTGGTAATGGCTGCTCATCTCCAGTTGCGAAAGCGTAACCAATGTCGCCGGGGTTAATCATCCACTCGGACATCATATCTTCCAGATCATTTACACCATCTTCAATTGATTGCGGCTCAACATCAGTCAGCGATGCATTAGAAGCAATAGCAAACTTACGAAGCGCAAAAAGGACGATCTCACCCTTTGTCAGTACTGTTGCCATTGTCTGCCGCCTTACGACCTCGCTTACTGGTCGGTTTCAATTCATCAACTGAGGCAACAAAGCCCAACTTTTCGAAAAACTGGAAGTCTTTTTCTGCGATAACGGCCTGTACATGCCCGGATTCGTTATCTGCGGCAAGGAATACACTCATGCGATCCATATTGTTTCCTTAAAACATAAAAGGGGCGTAAGCCCCTTGTTATTACGGATTACCGAAGAACTGACCGCCCATGTGAGGGTTAAAGCACACATATGCAGGCAGTAAGTCAAAGCGCATTTTTTGCACGTTGGCATCGCCATCTGCGTATTTATGTACGCGGATGGAGAAACCTTCATATGTTGCAACAGCAGAATCAATACTGTGCAGTTTCGGCAGTGGGATAGAGCCAAGTCCACAGAAGAACTTGTTATAGAACAGGTTTGGCTTCATTGTCTGGCTAGCAGTGCCTACTACAGATACGGCATCGCCTGCCTCTACCTGACGACTTACAGAGTTGTACTGCGGGTTTGTAGTGTCATAAATCGGAACACCAGAAAGCGTAACCGTCACATCGCCACTGCTGTCTGAATTAGCATCAGCAGTAACCGTTGCAGTGAAGCTAATTGGTGTGGCTCCGTTATACAACGCCTGTTTGGTCTGCTGTTGCAGCCAGTAGGTATTGGTGAATTTGACCTGATCACCAGCTTTCAGAAAACCTGTAACGCTGGCTGTCGCTCCGGTCAATGTTACAGTGAACTGGTATGAGTCTTTAACTGCGTTATAGGTAACAGTTGGCTGTGTTTTTACTGTCAGTGTTCCGCCAAATGCCCCCTGCGTACGAGAGGCAAGCCCATTAGACATCAGTGCGCGAATGCCGCCAAAATTGGTTGGGATCTGTGCGTTCTCCCATGCAGTACGAACCAATTGATCTGAAGCATGCAAACCAGTCTGCGCATCAGCAAGTCGCTGTGCAGACCATGGATCCATTACAGCATAGTTTTCACCTTCATTAACGCCGAGGTCTTTCAGGAAAGATGCCGTCTGCGCAACATCAGACCATTTGGTGATTGGAGTATTGGGGCTACCAAGTGACAACGCACCGTTATTCATCATGAAGTGAGCAAGCTCTGTTTCAAGGTCGGTAACGATTCGCTGGCGAACCGGCGCGAGAATTTCTTCCAGCTGGTTAAGCTTGATCGCTTCCTCCAGTTGCTGATATTCAACAGCAACAGTGATGTAGTTACCTACACGCCCCGTAGCTTTACCTGAGATCAGGTTGTTTTTATTTTGCCCTGAAATATCACCAGTGGGAGTACGGAGGGATGAGAATTGATGCGGACGTTTAAAGCTAACGCTATCGCCAGTGCTGGAGTTGATTTCACCTGCCAGCAACTGACGGTCTACGGTTTTCGCCAGAACTAAATCTGACATAAAACCCGGAAGGAATTTTTTCAGAACGATTTGACTGACGTTACTGTCGAGATTGTTAGGCATTTATCTTTTCCTTATTCGATTTTTGCGCCGGGGCATAATTTGTTGAATTCGTCTTGTTTCGCATCAGCACCGCCACCACGTACTTCCGGCTCTGGCTTGATGGCTTTCTTTGGTTTTGGAGCAAGGCTTACCTGTTTGCTAATCTGCCCCAAGAGGAATGCTGCGCGAATTGGATCTGTCTCAGCGGCTACACGCTGGCGTAATTGCTGGCTCTTACCTAAGCCATAGGCGAGTAGTTCAGAGCCTTCGTCTGCACAGTGAATGATGATTTCCTGCTGAATTGGTGGTAGCTCACTAAGAACAATGGCTTCCATTTCCTGATAATCTTTCACAGGAAGTTTGGCTGCCCGTTGTTTATGCGCTTCTACCCTTTGCTGGAAACGCTGCTGGTATTCCTGTTGCTGACGTAGTTTTTGTTGCTGCTGCTGTTCGACACGGCCTTTTTTCTCATGCCAATCAGTCAATGCCTGTTCAAACGCCTGTTCGTCATAATCACACGACTCAAGAGTCGGTTTTGGTGGAATAGCGTCTGGTTGTGGTTGCTGATGTTCCGCTGGCTTGGCTAATGCTTCCTCAAGCTGGCGGCGCAACTCACGGTTTTCTTTCTGTGTTTCTTTGAAGCCTTTGCGAAGATCTTTCACCCATTGCGGTGCAGGTTGCCCGTCAATGTGATCATCATCGTCAGCGTTAAGCTGAATTTCTTCATCACCAATACGCAAGGCGTAATCTTCTGGTGTCTCTTCGGTTTTTTCAGGCTCAGTTGCCACCTCTTTACCGTTGTCATCCTGGCTTTCATTCTCAGGCTGTGACTCTGTTTGGATGATGGTTTCTTCTGCATTTTCCTGTGTTTCAGACAGGCCAATAACCTGACCGTCGATGATCAGTTCGTTTTCCATTGATTACTCCTGGTTAACTCGGCATTAAGTCTGCCGGAGACTGTGGTGGTGACTGGAATTGCTGTTGTTGTGACTCGGAGACATCTTTCAGAAGGCGTATTGCCTCCATCACTGCTTTGTCATCGATGTTTCTGGCTTGGGCCAGTTTATAGACAGTGTTTGCCTGACTCTCCATCGCATCCTGCTGGGCAGTAAATGCTTTGATTTGAGTTTGAGCAGTTTCGTTAGTTGCTTTTTGCGCTTCTGCCTGCGCTGCTACCATTTGCGCCTGAGCGAGAACCATTTCAGGATTTGGCTGGCTTTGTGCTGCCATTTGCGCCTGTTGAACAATCTGCTGCTCTTTCTCATTGCGTGGTTTTGCAATACCAGATATCAGCAGTTGGTTTCGGTTGTACTCTTTGAAGTCATCAAGGCCTTCGCCATCGATATTGTCCAGAATAATACCCTGAATTGCCGGGCGCATTGGGTCTGTTGGAAGCATAGAGCTAAGGACATTTGTCAGTACAGAAACCGTTGCATCACGTCGTGCTGTGTAGCTTGGTCCAACATCAACCGTCACATCGTATCGACCGACAGAAAGGTCATTTAACGCAACAACAGCCCCTGTTTGCCTGTCAACAACCTGTGCGCTCAGGACAGCGATATCATCACTTCCATCTTCGTTAACGATGCGCACTTCACGTTCTGAACCGTACACTTCACGCGCCATTGACAGCCATACTTCACCAGCGCGTTTAAGACTTTTCGCCATATTGTCCAGATAGATAAACGAAGCCATATCTGCTCTGTTCATCAAGTTGTTAACCGTTTCCTGAGCAATATTACTTGGCATCTGCTGCATGGCCTGACTGCCGCCTGTAACCTCCTGAATATCTGCACTGGTTTGCTGTAGTAATGCAGCCAATGCCTGATTCATAACCGCAGGCTGTGTATATCCTGCCGGGGTAGCTCCAGCGATAATGTTGCCAGATTTATCTCTCACTTCGCGCAACGGCAAGAACGCTGGGCGTTTCTTGTTGCGAGCCTCCCAGTGCTTCTCAAGTCCACGAATTTGCTCCATGCCAACTATAGGGATCTGACCGGGGTCTTGCGCTGCAGTATCAGCCAGCATTGAAACCTGAAGGTTGTACAAACGCTGTGGATCCATTGCTTTTGCAATGTGCCCTTCGACACGCTCAATGTCATCAATGAACCAGCGTTTTCCATAAACCGGGATGAGGGGGATATGCTCACCAGGAATACGTCGAGGTTTCTCAAGGAAACCATCACCATCCACTACGGATACATACACACGACGGCGCTTCACTGAGCGCCTTGCCACTTCCTGAAATCCAGCTATTGCCAGTTCATCTTCAATATCTTCAACCTGATCACTGTCGTATGTTGCAACCTCTCCAGTGATTGGATGTCGATAACTGATGACGTCAACAGACTCTTTACGAACTTCGTAATACTTCGCTATGTAAATAACATCTTCATCAAACCAGTCATATTCCCAACTGGTCATAGACGTTACGTCCAGAGAAGCAGGAGGTTTCTTTCCGTATTCAGCCTCATATTTTTCAGGTGACAACGAATACATGCAGAACGCCCACAACGCGTCAGATTTGTCGTACTTCTTAGCGTCAGGGTCAAACCACACAGAGCGCGACGGGTCGTATATTGGTTCAATAGCAATACGCTGACGATCGTCCATGGGGTCGTATTCATTGACCAGCATCGACGTCAAACGGAAGCAACCGAAACCACCAGTAGCAGCGTCGTCAAATGCATTATCGCAAGCCTCACCGCCATCAGTTTCTTCGTAGTCAGCACGGAACAGACCATTTAATTTATTGGCTAACTCTTCGCTTGCCTCTCTGTCACCAGGACGAAACTTAACGGTGATTCTATTATTGCGGTATTCTGCAATGATGCGGTTAAGTTCAGTTGCTACCTTATTGATTTCAAACTTAGGATACTTCTCGAACTGCTCATCAAGCTTAGTTCCAGCCGCCGTTGCTCCTTCCCATTGACCTCCGGGGACACGAGCAAACCTCGTAGCTTCAATGCACTTTTCGCGCACTTCCTTCTGTGGAGAATAGGCGCGGTCAAACCTGAGCATGATCCGCTCATGTTTTTTCTCTAATGTCTCTGCCATGTTTACCAACCGGAGGATGAGGGAACGTATATTTCTGTTTCTTCGCGGACCAATGCCGGGCAATGCATACACATCATCAGCGCATCAGCCAGGTTAGGAGATGGAATACCGAGCTTCTGCTTCATTTCGACCTTAGTCATTAGCTCAAGCTTCCCGTTGTTATTGAATTTGCGCTGAATCTGCGTCAGTTCTGCAAACAGCTTCTCCAGCATCTTCTCGCCTATCGCTTCTTTGTCGAAACTCAGCATGTCGTCGGGGTCTGCATACTCACCGTGAACAACCGCCCGATATGTCAGATACAGCCTGTCAGCCAGCGCGTAATAGAATTGCGCTCGCTTATTGCGGAACACATCGCCAATAGTGCGAACGTTGTCGCCCTGCACGACTTCATCAGCCCATGCTCCGGCCTGATATGGTGCATCTTCATCGAATGGCGATTCGCTGCCCTTGAACATCGTGGCGGTGATTTTCTTACCGGAGAACGCTTCCGTTGTCTGTCTGCGTAGACCTGCACCAACACCATCACCATCCCACAGGTAATGGTCAGCGCCGTCTTCAATCGCCAGCGAAGTAGCCCAGTCAGCACCCTCGTTGATGTCCATCAGCAGACCTTCGGCAATGCGCTTAACTACCGAACCGTGGCGCGATGCGTAACCTTTAGCATCTGGCCCTGTATCTGACGGGTCATGTGCAGAAACAACAGCGCCTTTCGCTTTCCATCCGAGTTTCTTGTGCGCATCGGTTGCAGCTTCAAGCCATTCACGTTTGATGATTGCCATATCACTTGCGCTCACTGGCTCACCAAGCCAGATGTGACGATACAGTGTCGGATTTCTGCGTTTACACTCTTCCATCTCCAGACGGAGGACTTCAGGAAAGTGCGGGTTGTCGGTGTAGTTCACCGTCAGCAGGCAAATATCATCGGGAGGATTTACAACGAATCGCTGATAGGTATCGTCGAGGATGTTCTTAGGGTTAAAGCTCACCCATATTTCGGAAAACGGCTTGCGGATGGTTGGTATCAGGATATCCCATGATTCCTTCGTTACCGCTTCCGCTTCCTCCACCCAGCAGATATCAATACCTTCTAGCGATTTAATCTTCGTCGGGTTGTTTTTGATGCCGTAGAACATGAATTCAGCATTCGTTCCGAGATGACGAATCATTGAACGCTGAATTTCAAACTCAGCTGAATACCCTTCACGCTCGATGGTATCTTCAAGCAACCGGATTACTGAATCGCTGATACTGTTTTGCAGTTCACGAGCGCAAAGAATACGCACAGGCTGCCGACGTGCCGCCTCAACAAGCAGCCTCGCAATTGCCCATGATTTACCGCTACCTCGACCGCCTTTGGCGACTTTGTAGCGATGCGCCTCAATGAACGGTTCAAAGATAGGATTAATCGAGGTCATTTTCCGAATAGAGTGCTCATCGGTGATGTTTCAATCTGGATTGCGCCGCCGTCCTTACCGACAAGCTCGTTAGTTACCTTGTCGCCATACTTACGGGGATTCATTCGGGCCAACGCCCATTTGCGTGTATCAACGCGAAGTCTTGCCTTTGCCACCTCAGCAGCATCTGGAATCGCAGTGTCAGCAATTTCGAATATCTCTTCGAAAATAGAATCAGCTCGCGCCTCAGTTGCCTTCGCGTACTTGTCTCTAAATTCGTCATGCTCTGACAGCCAGCGAAATACAGTAGCCTTTGCTGGCATGCCGGGGCGCTTGCAAACCTTAACCAGACTTTCCCCGGAGGCAAGCAGCGCACAGATATCATCAGCCACCTCCGGCAGGTAATCCGAAGGGCGACCGACATTCTTTTTCTCAGTCGCCATATTGATTATTTCCCTTCTGTTTGCTTATCCCACTCTTCTCGGAATTTGGATGGGTTGTCGAAGCCCTGAGAGCATGAACAAACTTTGATTACCATTACTTAGCTCCTTCCTGCTTGCCTGTGTTTGATGTCGTTTCAGCAGCAGCCCCAGAGCAATTAACGCTACCCGCAACACCATATCCATAACCAGTCTTGAAGAAATTGTTGCCAGTAAATTGGTTAACAATCTTCCCGCAGCACGGGCAGCGTTGGCATTGGCAATAAGGGGATTGATTATTCCAGTGATACATCTTGTTTCTCCTGAATGAATGGCAGGAAGTGATTAACCATCCTGTCCAGCATGTAACAGTACGTCTCGTTGGCATCTTCAGGCCTTGTCGTCACGCCGACATCAGAGCAAACGTAAAAGCAGACGTGGGCGCACTCATGAACGAGCGTAGCGATCTGCTGATCGAATACTCCAATCAGATAGCATCGCTCACCCGTATCAGTGTTTTCATAGTTGCTTGCAAGCCCAAGATTGAATGGCTTCTCATCCCCGCTGCCGCCAAGGAATTTATCAGCGTGCTGAAACTGTTCTCTGGTTGTTGCGAGGTAGACGTGTGCACTTTGAAACAGCGGAATGGTGAACGCCGGGAGTTTGTGCCATTTGGCCTTAGCCATATCACACTCCAGCGGTGAACAGGTCTAACGCCTCCTTCGATTTACGCACCGCTTCGATAGTACGGGTCGTGATATCTGAATTAGCGCCGCCTGACTGGAAGTGAATTTTAAATAGCTCAAGCTTCAGCTCGTCAGTACCAATGAACTGAAATGCTTCTTCTGCTGCTGCGTTCTGGTTCATGACCAGTTTGTAAATCTCTAACTGGAATTTCTGTTCTTCAGTCATGGGAATAATCTCTGCCATTGTTGGCTCCGTTTATCCGTTAAAAGGGATATCAGTTAAGTTATCCCGTGTAGGGTATAAGCCATTGTCGAGACCACTCATTGAATGGCCTCTGCAATAACCGATGTCTTTCCATCAGTCCGCCACCACAAAGAATCTTTTTTGCCATAAGGCTGGAGGTTCATCTTTCAGTGGCTGCCAGTGTTATTTCCCCACTTACTGGCTTGGGTTGTTTCGCTGTACTGCCGTTAATTGGTGAGTCCGGGGATTACGGTTTGCCCGTGCTGTTCAAGGCGTTCAATTCTCGCCAGTAGCTGAGGCTTCTTAATTTTTCCCCAGCGATTAAGCAGGCGGCCTGACATGCTGGCAACATCCTTCTCTTTCATGTACTCCAGCATTACGGCATTTCTCTCTTCTTCAAATTGACGATGACCAACCTGAAGTATGGCGTACATCCAGTTGAATGCGTTGATGTAAGCAATTTTGATACGCATTGCTTCTTTTTTGGTGTAGGACATAACCAAAAGCATCAACCCATCCTTGCGGAGACGGTAGAATTTTTGCGGCTTACCATTCTGTAACTCATTGTTTTTATAGCAAAGCTCAAAGTTGAGCTTTGTATCAAACTCAGGAGGGCAAGCTTCTATGGTTCGTTCAATGTCACGAACCACGTTCTTCGGCAGCTTTCCAAATGCTTTTGCCACCATAAAAGAATCTGTAACCGGATCGTTGTTTGCTACAAAAATTAGGTCTCTGAAATCTATATCGTTAACAACGGTTGGGTAGTTCATTGCGTCTTTACCTTTTAGAAAGATGAGCCTGTTCGCACAGAAAAGCCGTCCCCGAGATGGTCGCCACCATATACGGCAATTCTCAGGCTCAGCTTTCTGAAAGACTCGGGATTGTTACGCGCTGCGATGCGCGGTTTACTGCAGATGTAAAAAAGCCCCGCAAATGCGAGGCTAAATCCTGGTATTTGTAATGACTGGCTCTTATCTCAACGCAGCCCCTTACCGCGCGCCAGATGCTCAATATCAAGCATCAGCAATGAGATGTTTAATCTGGATTCACTCCAGAAGTGATCATCACCCTGTCTACAGAGCCAGATGTGAAGGATGATGAGTAAAATTATCGCTATCATCGAAGGCATTGCGTCCTGATGTATTCCTGCAGGTAGTTAACCTGCGCGGTTATCCTGTCGATTCCACTTCTGAGACGGTAATAATTGAGTTCAGCATCTGCTGTAAGTCTTGGGCTTTCTCCATCGCCCATGCTGCTGGCTCCGGTCGTTGACTTTGCACAGGTGGCGGCGACTTGCAGGCGCTTACGCCCAGCAGAAACATCAGCACGGAGGCTTTCGATAGTCGCGTTAGCATCAGCAAGCTCCTTTGTGTATCTGGCGTCAAGTTCTGCTACATCACGTTGACGCTTCTGCATGTCAGCGATTGTGGATGTGGCTTTATCGCGCTGCTCTTTGTAGGCGATTGCATTATCACGGTAATGATTAACAGCCCATGACAGGCTGACGATGATGCAGATAACCAGAGCGGAGATAATCGCAGTTACTCTGCTCATACCTCAATCTCTCTGACCGTTCCGCCAGCTTCTTTGAATTTTGCAATCAGGCTGTCAGCCTTATGCTCGAACTGACCATAACCAGCGCCCGGCAGTGAAGCCCAGATATTGCTGCAACGGTCGATAGCCTGACGGATATCACCGCGATCAATCATCGGTAAAGCGCCACGCTCTTTAATCTGTTGCAGTGCCACAGCGTCCTGGCTTTTCGGAGAGAAGTCTTTCAGGCCAAGCTGCTTACGATAGGCATCCCACCAACGGGAAAGAAGCTGGTAACGTCCGGCTGCTGTTGATTTGAGTTTTGGGTTTAGCGTGACAAGTTTGCGAGGGTGATCGGAGTAATCAGTGAATAGCTCTCCGCCAACAATGACGTCATAACCATGATTTCTGGTTTTCTGACGTCCGTTATCAGTCCCCTCTGACCACGCCAGCATATCGAGGAACGCCTTACGTTGATTATTGATTTCCACCATCTTCTACTCCGGCTTTTTTAGCAGCGAAGCGTTTGATAAGCGAACCAATCGAGTCAGTACCGATGTAGCCGATGAACACGCTCGTTATATAAGCGAGATTGCTACTTAGTCCGGCGAAGTCGAGAAGGTCACGAATGAACCAGGCGATAATGGCGCACATCGTTGCGTCGATTACTGTTTTTGTAAACGCACCGCCATTATATCTGCCGCGAAGGTACGCCATTGCAAACGCAAGGATTGCCCCGATGCCTTGTTCCTTTGCCGCGAGAATGGCGGCTAACAGGTCATGTTTTTCTGGCATCTTCATGTCTTACCCCCCAATAAGGGGATTTGCTCTATTTAATTAGGAATAAGGTCGATTACTGATAGAACAAATCCAGGCTACTGTGTTTAGTAATCAGATTTGTTCGTGACCGATATGCACGGGCAAAACGGCAGGAGGTTGTTAGCGCAACCTCCTGTCACCAGCTTTCACGAAGCCAGACATTGAGCTAGTTTTCTTTTATGCAAAGCAAAGCACACCGCACCGTAGCCACAGCGGATAAGGTGATTATTTTTGTCTGTCTGGTATTTGGTTTGATGTGCTTTCAGAAAGGCCGTGCTTAAAACGCAAAAAGCCCCGAGCTATTAACTCAGGGCTTTATTTAACGAGTGCATTTATCCATCGTTGAGTCAAATTTACCCAATTTTATTCAATAAGTCAATATCATGCCGTTAATATGTTGCCATCCGTGGCAATCATGCTGCTAACGTGTGACCGCGTTCAAAATGTTGTCTGCGATTGACTCTTCTTTGTGGCATTGCACCACCAGAGCGTCATACAGCGGCTTAACAGTGCGTGACCAGGTGGGTTGGGTGAGGTTTGGGATTAGCATCGTTACAGCGCGATATGCGGCGCTTGCTGGCATTCTTGAATAGCCGACACCTTTGCATCTTCCGCACTCTTTCTCAACAACTCTCCCCCACAGCTCTGTTTTGGCTATATCAACCGCACGGCCTGTACCGTGGCAATCTCTGCATCTTGCCCCCGGCGTCGCGGCACTACGGCAATAATCCGCATAAGCGAATGTTGCGAGCACTTGCAGTACCTTTGCCTTAGTATTTCCTTCGAGCTTTGCCACACCACGGTATTTCCCCGATACCTTGTGTGCAAATTGCATCAGATAGTTGATAGCCTTTTGTTTGTCATTCTGGCTGAGTTCGTGCTTACCACAGAATGCAGCCATTCCAAATCCGGCTTGTGATTGCGCCATCCCCATAGCAGCCATCACATCAGTACCGGAAAGAGAGTCAGAAGCCGTGGCCCGTGGTGAGTCGCTCATCATCGGGCTTTTTGGCGAATGAAATTTAGCTACGCTTTCGAGTCTCATCGTCTTCCCCTCTTGCCCTGTTTGACCATCAGGACGCCGTTAACTATTACATGACGCTCGCCTTTGCTGTCTCGGTTGTACTTGAGCACTGTTCCTCTTGCGCAGGAAAGCATCCTTGCCACTTTAGTCTGATTGCCTCGTGTCTGGATAAGAAGCTCTGGTATCGTTTGAATTGTGGCGTTCATACGTTCTCCAGTTCGGTGATTTTTATTCCAAGCCTTCCGCCTGGTACTTTCACACCACGAATTACGCGAATGTCATCGAATTGCTCGTCGTCTTCCGCAAATCCGGCGTGGATAAGTGAGTCGAGTAAACCTTTCAGGATGTTATCGAGGTCGCGGCGGCGGGAGTCTGGAACGTCTGCGATTACTTTGATGCGGAGTCGTGATTTGGTGAAAATGTCTAACTTGAGTTGGCGGATGATTTTCTGAACGTCTTTTCGGTATTTCTGGCCTTTATCGCTGATGTAGTATTGGCTTCCCCGTCTTCGCCAGTAGGTATTCACCGATGGCGGGTACGGAAGCACAAACTGATATTCGTTCATGACTTAATCTTCCCCTCCTTCAGCAGTATCGCCTGCGTCCTGATCACGCCTTCGAGGTGGTAAAGTCTGGCGTCTTTGTTGTCGAGATTATGGGTGCGTCGGTCGATTTCATCGTGACACGCGCTACAAGCCCATGCGCCGATCAGGTCGTCAGGCTTCATTCCCGTTCCGCAAATTCCAGCCATCCGGTAATGTGCCAGAACTGTAGTTTCAGGATTGCCATTGCATACGCCGTAAATACGTACCTGGCATTCTCTGCCGCGTGCTTCTTTGCGTAGATTAGCCATTAAGCAGCCTCCCCGGTTGCTTTCAGCATTCCGTTATCGAGCAGCTTTCTGGTCAGCCACTGTTGACCACGCCCGGTGATTTTTGTGGTGAACGATATCTGTATTCCGTGATTTGTGTTGACCGCTGTTTCTTTCACTGTGAAATAGCCGCGATCCATATATTCCTGCATTGGCACATTGCGCCGGGAACCTGAAGCAATAAGGATTTTGTGATCGCGCATCCATGCAAACAGTTTGTTTGGACCAATACCAACAACCTTTGCATAGTTTCCAATCAAAATTCCGCTGGCCTCGCCAACTCGATCGGCAAACTCAACTTTAGGTGCGGCAATTGCGAGCTGGTTTTCCAGTTGCATTTTCTGCTCAGCAAGATCAGCAGCAAGGCGCAACGCTTCCGGTAACGTTTTGGGGATATTAACCGCAGTTTCTTCAAGCTCTCGCCAACGGTCAACAAGACGAGCGGTGAATTCCGGAGACAACTGGGCTACAACGACAATACTGTCTCGCTTTCCTTGTTCGCCTTCGAATACATACACACAAAAACTTTGATTTAAGCCTAACCCATTGATTCTTCCACAATCCTCAATTTGAGGAAGCCGGATAACACCATTTTTAGCCAGCGTTTCGATGGTACGTTTCACATTGTCATGACGCTTACCAACCAACTCAGCGATTTCAATGCTTGTCATTTTGATGGCATTGCCATTTATTAACTCATTCATCGTCTTCTTCCTCGTACATTGAGCTATTCGGATCGCTCATCAGTTCTGCGCAGCAATCGGAGCACACGTGAACTTCCAGCACATGCAGCTTCTGACCGCAGTTAGCGCACGTTAAAGCTCGCTCGACGCTTTCTTTCTGGTATTGGAGGGATTGGGATGGGCTAAGCATGGCTTTCACCATTAAAAAGTCGCTTGTAAGCATCAATGTCTCGTTTTGCTTCACCAAGCTTTCGTCTTAATTCCATGTTTTCTGATTCAAGTTTTTCCATGTCTTGTTGGTATCGATCGCGGTGTTCTTTCCATGCTTTTCGATACGCCTTCATGTATGTCGTATTGGCCTTTCTCTTTGCCTGACGAACTGCGTGGTGGTTTTCCACAAACCAGTCAGGGTCGTTAAATGCTGCTCTGGCGCATGTATACCAATAATTTGTTGCCTCCCTGTTTAGCCAACAAATACTGATAAATGGCAACTGGATAGACACCATTTTTCGTTGAGACTCTTTCTCGCCAAACATGTGCCCTTTTTTGATGCTAAGGCCAAATCCAGGTTGAATTAAAAGCATTGTCATTTCCTCGCACGATGTCTTAGCCACCGGATATCCCACAGGTGAGCCGTGTAGTTGAAGGTTTTTACGTCAGATTCTTTTGGGATTGGCTTGCGTTTATTTCTGGAGCGTTTCGTTGGAAGGTATTTGCAGTTTTCGCAGATGATATCGGTGAAACTTCGTCGCTGTCGCCTCATGCCGCCCTGTCTCCCCATCTCGCTTTCCACTCCAGAGCCAGTCGCGCTTCGTCTGACCACTTAACGCCACGTTCTGTACCGAATGCCTGTATAAGCTCTAATAGCTCCGCAAATTCGCCTACCCGCATCCTGCTGGTTGACTGGCCTATTACCACAAAGCCATTCCCGGCAAGGTTAGGAACAACGTCCTGCTGCTTTAAGGCTGCGGTAAACACACACTTCCAGCTTTCTGCATCCAGCCAGCGACCATGCCATTCAACCTGACGCGAGACGTCACCTAAGCAGGCCCATAGCTTCCTGTTTTGGTCTAAGCTGCGGTTGCGTTCCTGAATGGTTACTACGATTGGTTTGGTTGGATCTGGAAGGATTTGCTGTACTGCGTGAATAGCGTTTTGCTGATGTGCTGGAGATCGAATTTCAAAGGTCAGTTTTTTCATGACTTCCCTCTCCCCCAAATAAAAAGGCCTGCGATTACCAGCAGGCCTGTTATTAGCTCAGTGATGTAGATGGTCATTGCCTTACCTCCATAAGCGCCCTATTAATAAACGCCGTCATTGGATTTGCACATCCCCACCCCGTACCATCTGGATTTCTTTTAATTGGCTCCTTCTTCACTTTGCGTTTTGCATAAATAACCGTCTTCCACTTACGCTCAACAACACTCAAATACCCTTGTTTCACCATATGCCTTGCTGCTTGAGCGATTCTGTTATTTGGTATTCCGGTAATCAGAGCTAATTCATGTGGGGAGAATTGTTCATGAGTTTTCAGATATTCCAGGATGATTTCTTTTCCAGTCACGATCTGCTCCTGTAACTATCCCATGTAAACGCAAGGGTGCATCCGCCGCCATCATTCATCCTGTCAATAACACGCTCACCAATGAATGCAGACAGTTCATCTTTGCTCTGGTTGCTAATCAGGATTGTTGGCTTCATGCGCTCGTAGCGGGTGTTGATGATTTCGAACATGATCATCTTTTCCGCCTCGCTTCCAAACTGCACACCAACCTCATCGATAATTAGCAGGTCAGGTTTAGTGAACTGTCGGATCACTTCATCCTCTGTGCGGGTGGAGTTTTTCGACCATGTTGATTTATATTCTCTGGCAATTTTCAGCGCCGTTGTGAAAATAGCTGAGCTTTGATGTTCCGTAATTGCGTGCCGGGCGATAGCCAGTGCAAGATGATTCTTTCCAGTACCAGGCTTTCCACACATAACCAGCCCACCGCCTTTCTGTAACCTCTCAGGCCATTTGCTGGCGTATGCCTGACACACCCTGAGCACTCTCTTTGCATCGTCGTTGACTGGCTCGTAGTTCTGTAGTGTGCAACCCTTGAATCGTTCAGGAATATCAAGATTATTCAACAGAAACTCGACATTGCGCTTACGTGATTCCTCGTCGCTTTTAATCTTCTCCGCCTGTAGCCGAATAAGCTCATCTCTCATGCATTCCGGGCATTCGCTAGGTCTTGAGGCAAACTTAATTGGCCCAGTCGAGTAACGGTTACGCTGCTCAAACTCACCATGTTTTTCACAGATGCCAGTGCCAATTTCTACAGCTGTATGCTCGATAGCAATTGGCGGAGAACTCAATTCTGCAAGTTTTTTCTCCAGTTGGGAGATCTTTTCATCCAGCGTCATGTTCACTCCTGCGCCCATGAAGGCATTTCAGTTTGCCCGTAATCTTTGGCGGCAAAGTTTTCCTGCATAGCTCGCTGCTGCGGCCTCGGTTGAGATTTCCCCTTTGGAGTCTTGGGCTCAAAAATCCCCTGCCAACCACTGGCGATGCTCTGGTTTATAATTTCTTCAGGTGTATATCCCTTCTCCAGACTTCTGCTTAGAACGTTGATAGCCTGAGTAATACTTTGCTTAGACTTGATCGACTTACCTATCTCCTTGCGATAGGTAACCCACGACAACCATGTTTCTGCTGATAACCAATCAGGCAACTCTGTTTCTAGCGGGTCGAACTTCTGAGAAACTTTTTTGGGGGATATAGGGGGTTTATTAATATTTTCTTTTGTCTTTAAAGAATGTCTTTTGTGTGTCTCTAACTTCGAGACATTGAGTGTCTCTAATTTGGAGACATTTTTTGTCTCTAACTTCGAGACAAAGTTGCTAACTTGGAGACACTTGCTGAATTGCCACGCAGATACCTCACTGTTTACACCGATTTGATTTCCATCCATAAACAGGCAATTCATTGAAATCAGTTCTTTTTTAGCCTTGTTAACATTCTGCCTTGACAGTCCTGTTAACTGAGCAATTTGCTCATCGGCTATTCGATCTGTTTTCTTATTGAACCCATATGTTTTCCGGACGTAGGCCAGCATAACTTTCAACTGGCGAGCGGTTAAATCGGCACTTGCGATAGCTTCCAGCAGCTCGTTAGCGAATCTGGTGTAACCATCATCGATATCAGCCACTCTTCGCTCCTGTTCAACAGGTTCACTCTTCGGCAGGTAAAATACTTCAGCCAGGCTCATTTCCAACCTCCGCATCAAAGCATTGGGCTTCAAGAGACTTAACCATCACCACACTGCCATCTGTATTAATAACTATCGATGAGTTATATTTGCTTATCAGTTGCTTCGCGTAATCAATTCCGGCGCGAATAAGGAAATTTTTCACCGCAGGAAGATGACCAACTACACTACCCAGACCTTGCTCTATAAGCTCCTCATTAAGATCAAGCTCATTTTCATGGCGAAAAGAAATGAATGAGTCGTAAATTGCGTATTCTGCCGTCTCGCCATTTCTTTCAGGGCCAACCAGCGCCCTTATTTCATTTAGAGATTCAGAAAGATCATTATCTTCAAGCTTGAAAAACTCTCGATTATCACTAAGCCTCTCTTTTGCAAAGGCTTTATGAATGAGTTTTTCATCTGATGCGGGATTATTTGAATGAAAGGCTGCTATCACCTTAAATGGCTTAGGAACGCCAGTAGAGGCTGAAATTTCTTTAGCCCTAACTTCTGGTGAATGCTTAGTCATCCCAATCTTATAAATTCCTGGCATACACTCATTCGAAAGCACATAAACAAAGCCATTTGATTTAAAATCATCTGGCACCTTCATGCTCTTCAGAACCTGGAATTTGTCATTTTCGTATGTCATAATGACTCCTGTGGATTGATCCAGTAATTACCTCAGAATTGCATATCAATTTGCTTAAAATCCTCGGTGGCGGCCGGGGATTTTTTCTTTGTGATTTCATCAAGCGCATACTTAAAAGCCCTACTAATCGGACTGATGTCTGATGCCATTCCAAAAGCACACAAGACCGAAGCAATAAACCTCCAGTCCGTTCTGCTTATCTTCGATTCATGACAGCCAATCATCTTTGCCAGACCGCGCTGGGTAAGCGTTGACAGGTTGATGAGTAAATCAGTTTCAGCGCGATCAATTTCTCGCTGTGTTGGCTTGCTGTAACTTGCTTGTGTCATTTCTTAATATTTCCAATAGTGAATAGTTAGTTGAAAGGTATGCGTGGAAACGCATATGACCTTAGTTGGTCAGATATCTTGGGACTCGCTTTGTCAGCGACGTAGGACGAATGTCCATTGTGAAAAGAGCGGTGTTACTTATGCAGCCAGAAGGTTCTTTTTGCTTATTTCAAGCATTTCGCTTGCTTGATATTTGCCACCAGAAATCTCTTCGATTTTTGATGCGTATTTCGTTTTCCCAAAAAACTCAGTCTTAGGGAGGAAGCCGTTTTTGAGCCACTTATAGACAGCCCTTTTGCTAACTCCACAAGCCTTCGCAACTTCAGGGATGCCGACACCTTTAATCGGCTCATCAAGATTTTGCATAGAGATATCCTTTTTCGTACTTTCAGTACGCATTATGATTGAACTGAAAGTTTTTGCAAGTGCTTTAGTATCGTACTCATGGTTCAGAATGAAAAAGTGCGCAAAGAATTCGCCCAGCGGCTAGCGCAAGCCTGTAAAGAAGCTGGTCTTGATGAACATGGTAGGGGAATGGCTATAGCCCGTGCCCTTTCTCTTTCGTCCAAAGGCGTTAGCAAATGGTTTAATGCTGAGTCTTTACCGCGTCAGGAAAAAATGAATGCGCTTGCGAAATTTCTAAACGTTGATGTTGTTTGGCTTCAGCACGGCACTTCGTTAAATGGAGCGAATGATGAAGATACTCTTTCATTTGTTGGCAAATTAAAAAAAGGGTTAGTGCGCGTGGTTGGTGAGGCAATTCTTGGTGTTGATGGTGCCATCGAGATGACCGAAGAGCGCGATGGGTGGCTCAAAATTTATAGCGATGATCCAGATGCCTTTGGCCTTCGTGTGAAAGGAGACAGCATGTGGCCTAGAATAAAATCAGGAGAATATGTACTCATTGAGCCTAACACCAAAGTATTCCCGGGTGATGAGGTGTTTGTCAGAACCGTTGAAGGACACAACATGATTAAGGTTCTTGGCTATGACAGAGATGGAGAATACCAATTTACAAGCATCAACCAAGACCACAGGCCAATAACGTTGCCTTATCATCAAGTAGCAAAGGTGGAGTATGTGGCTGGTATTCTGAAGCAATCTCGCCATCTGGATGACATCGAGGCAAGGGAGTGGCTGAAAAGTTCGTGACTTCATCGTCACATAGCTGATAGCCAGTGGCCTGAAGAGACGTTTGGGTGATGGGCAAGGTGTTCTGGTCGGCGCATAGCTGGTGAAAAAATTATTTAATGCGGTGTATTGGCTGATTGTAACCCCATGTAACATCTTGCCGTCACCATTTCGGTGGTTAGATTTTTAATAAAAAAAACAAATGTATAGCAAGGTTTTTTATGGATAAAATTAATTACCCACCCCTGTTTGAGCCAGGGTTCCATGACATGGATGAAGCTGGATTAAAATCGTATTGTGTCGATTGCTTTCCTTCATCATCCAGGCGAGGCATGCTATACTGTAATTTTATACAGCTACTCGAATCTATTCGAGAATTATCTGCTCAATATGGCTGTTTTACAGAAATATGGGTTGATGGTTCATACACCACGTCTAAACCAGAGCCTGATGATATTGATATTTTGTTGGTATGTGACTATAGCAATATAAACTCAATACCTGTCATGCTTCGGGGCCGCGTCGATAATTTGCTTGACCGAAACTACATCAAACAAAACTACAAAATTGATGTCCTACTACTCATGAAGAATTTAGATGACCCTAACTATGATTATGAGTACTGGCGTAGCTACTGGCGCGGTTGGTTTGGTTTTGATCGCAGTGAAAACCCGAAAGGGTTAGTGAGGATTTTTTTATGAATGATAAATCAATGTTTAAAAATTGCGATAAACGCATTGATTTCATTCAAAAAGAAGTCGATGCAATGAAGCAAAACAAAACCAGGTCCTTTGCTGACATGCTTCTTTATCGCTCCATGGATTCTCATCTGAGCGATTTGAAGGCCGAAAAATTAAAGCAAGATAGTCGGCACCCACTTATCGATTTTTTTGAGCTGCGGCTGAAAGGCTCTGAGGTTGACTTTGGCTCTATTCCTTTAGAGCTGCTTGGGGCTATTTCAACAAATCTTGCAGCGCTAATACAAAGAGCAACACACAAAATTGCCTCAGGCAAGGACTCAAAAAAAGTTCCCTACGACGTGAAAAGCTCCTTAAACCTCAGGCTGGCTGATTTATCCCCTGGGTCTACAAAATTGGGCGTCACCTTCTCTACAGGAATAGCAGAATTAGTAGAAACAGTACCCAGCAAGGCTGTAAAAGGCATATTCGATTTGTTGTTAAGCGATGACGACAACAACTTCATGAATCACGTCGCTGAAATTGGATACAATTCCACTGTAAGCCTTAAGAGAATCGTAGAGGAATGCGATAAACACAACTTAACATTTGATGCAAGTTGGACCGGTCCATTTAGTAATGGCACCAAGGTGGCAACTATTGACTCCAATAAAATTAAGTACTTGGTGAGTAGACTTACATCAACCATTTCATCCCCTCCCATTACTGAAACGGTTACAGGCGAACTGGTCGTTCTATCCAAATATGGGAAGCTGGAGCTTGATGTTGGTGGTGAACATTTAAAGGCTTCCTATCCGATTGAAATGCTAGATTTAATACAAAAAAAACACAAGGTCGGACAGATTGTTTCTCTTTTAGTGGAGACTACTGAGATTCACAATGATCGCATAGGTCTGTACCGTAAAAACCATCTTGTTAAATCGGTTCTTTAATATCTCACCCGGCCACCGCGCCGGGTTTTCTTTGCCTCTCGATCCCCCACCTAAAAACACATAACCAATTGTATTTATTGATGTAACTCGCTAAACCATGCAGTTCTGATCCCTGCCGCATAACCTTCATCAGCCACATTTTCAAAAATAAATTTCCTTATATATCAGAATTATACTTCGTATAGTTAATAAATCACCAAAATTCGTACCAATGGTTCTTGATAATGTCGAACTATTGGTTCATTATTATCGTCATCAGCAGGACGCACTACTCACCATGGCGGTGAATATACAACGATTCGAATATGAATCTACGGCGCTGACAAAGCGCAATAACCAAAGTGAACTTTGGGGTGTGGTGAAGCCAGCTAGTCACTGGCAAGTGCTTACCTACTGTTGAGCGGTGAAGCGCTCCCAACGCTAGCAATAGCGTGGACGAGATGGGGAGCCGCGGGCGATAAGGCCGCCATAACGCGCACGTTGTCGCATGGAAAAATCACTGGGGTGCCGGTTATACCCCTCCGAATGAGACTCAACAAGCTGGAGCTAGACTACCAGCCACCACACCACCAAAGTTCATCAGGAGGTCTATATGACACGCAGAACTCAGTTCAAAGGCAATTCACGTTCTCGTCGTCGTGAGCGTTTAAAGGCAAAGGCATTAGCTAACGGCGTACTGGCCCGCGAAGAAGCAATAAGTTCAGAAGTATTACACCGCCCTACTCTAAGCAGAGCGCAGATTCAGGCTAAAGGTACTCACGAAACGCCTGAGCGCATAGAAGACGCTAAGCCAATTAAGTTCATGGCACAGGACGTGATCTGGCAACAGAAAGAATACAGACGCAATCTGGAGCGAGCGGCCATTGTGTACGCGAATGAGTTTGGACATAAGCAACCAGAAACTGGTGTATGTCTTCCAAACGTAGCCATTTACGCGGCAGGCTACCGGAAATCAAAACAACTGACAGCGAGGTAAGTGGTGAATCAGACATACATTCCGGCGTGCTTGAGAAATCTGCCAAAGCAGAAAGCAAAGCCCCGAAAGCAAGCCATAAAGGACGCTAAGGCAGAGGTTATTGATCAAGCAATACAATTGCTCAGGGAGGAGTTAAGAAGTGGCAAGCTCGAAGGAATGATGATGCCCTATCAGCGCGGATATCTATCGGCGATTAGTAAGTTGGAAGTATTGAAGAGTGAATTATGAACTATCTGGAATTTCCTGATGGTTCATTGTTTTGGCAGCAAACCACTTATTTGAGGTGAAATATGGAAATTGAAATACCAGACAGCTTCGACCCTGAATGGCAAGCAATGATGCTTCGCCAGTTAGCTGGGAACATTGAGGCACTTAAAAATCGAGAAGATGAACCTGACGAACTACTTATCGACTGCGAGGAAATTATCGAATCTCTTCGCGAATATTCAGGATTTTAAGGCCGAATAGTCGGCCTTTATTTTTGGCATAAACAACAGAATAAACACTGCACTGTGTATTCATTCCAACGAGTGAATACACGGAGCAATGTCGCTCGTAACTAAACAGGAGCCGACTTGTTCTGATTATTGGAAATCTTCTTTGCCCTCTAATGTGAGGGCGATTTTTTTGATGGAGGATATATGAGTGAAGTAACAGATTTAGTTGTTATTGAAAAAGCAAATGCAATGACTGTATTTCAGTCTGCCGACCAGATTGAAGAAATCCTTCAAAAGGTTGAACGTGAAGTTATGTCCTTTGTGCCTGATATCACAACGGCAAAGGGCAGAAAGGAGATCGCTTCTCTGGCGTATAAAGTTGCGCAGACGAAAACATATCTCGATGGTCTTGGCAAAGACCTTGTTGCTGAACTGAAGGAAATTCCAAAGCTAATTGATGCTAACCGCAAGACAGTGCGTGATCGCCTTGATGAGCTGAAAGCCAAGGCACGCCAGCCTCTTACTGATTATGAGGAAGAACAGGCGCGGATTAAAGCCGAAGAAGAAGCTAAGGCAGCAGCTGAAGCTCTCGCAAAGCAAATTGAGTCTGACCATGAAATAGCTATTTTGATGGATCGCGAATTTGACCGCCAAAGAGAAGAGGCAAGACTCAAAGCGGAGCAGGAAAAGCGAGAGCATGAAGAACGCTTAAAAAGAGAAGCTGAAGAGAAAGCCAGAGCAGAAGCCGAAGCAAAGGCAAAAGCCGAAATTGAAGCAGCAGCAAGGCGAGAAGCAGAAGCTAAGGCCGCAGCGGAACGTGCAGAGCGTGAACGCATTGAAGCCGAGCAACGAGCACAGCGCGAAGCAAAAGAGGCAGCAGAACGAGCTGAAAGAGAAAAGCAGGCGGCAATTGAAGCAGAACGCCGAAAAGCACAGGAGGAGGCTGAACGAATCCGGCGCGAGGCTAAAGCAAAAGAGCAAGCCAGAATCGCAGAAGAAAAAAGAATCAAGGACGAAGAAGAGCACAGAGCAAAGGATAAAGCTCGCCGGAAAGAAGTAAATAACAAAATACTTGCTGACCTTATCAAGGTTGGCGCATCAGAAGATGTTGCTAAAAATATCATAACAGCCATCGTAAAAGGCGAAGTATTCGCAACAAAAATAACCTACTAATAAAACCAACATAAGGAACCACCCATGATTTACGCAATCGCGGGAGGCGCTCGCATGGGTGCCTTCCAACTAAATGAATCTTTACTTGAACGAATCACCCGTAAATTACGTGACGGATGGAAAAGAGTTGAGGTCTTATTATGCGCAATGAAATAGCCATCAATCACCAGATGCTTCGTGCTGCACAAAACAAAGCAGTAATAGCCAGATTTATTGGTGATTCCAAAATGTGGCTTGAAGCAAATAAAGCGATGAAATCAGCGATCAACATTCCGTGGTATCGCAGGAAATGAGTTTTACAGATAACTGGTCAGACGAAGAATTCATTCGTCAGATGAAAGAATTAATCGGTAACGAAGGAGATATTCATGTCACTTGCAACCACAGTGAAGGAGAGCAAGTTACAGAGACGCATGTACACGCAGCAGGCGTTAATGTATCGCCAGAAGGGAGATCGTGAAGGTGTTCGCGTATTTTTAAATGCGGCAAAGGCTGAAGTATTAAATCAGCGTTATTTCCTTGGGCCGTGTCCATTCTGAGGTGAATTATGGATTTGAATAAATTCGATGAGCCATTCAGCCCTGAAGATATCGAATGGCGAATACAGCAAAGCGGTAAAACACGCGATGGCAAGGTGTGGGCTATGGTGCTGGCTTATGTCACGAACCGGGCAATCATGAAACGCCTGGACGATGTTTGCGGCAAAGCAGGATGGCGCAATGAATACCGCGATATTCCCAACAACGGCGGCGTTGAATGCGGCATATCAATAAAGATTGATTCCGAATGGGTAACCAAATGGGATGCTGCTGAAAACACGCAGGTAGAAGCCGTCAAAGGTGGTCGTTCCGGTGCAATGAAGCGCGCTGCCGTTCAGTGGGGAATCGGTAGGTATCTGTATAACCTTGAGGAAGGTTTCGCACAAACATCTCTCGATAAAAAGCAGGGGTGGCACAGGGCAAAACTGAAGGATGGAACAGGGTTTTACTGGCTCCCTCCATCGCTGCCGGGATGGGCAATCCCAGCATCAGATAACAAACCATCGCCAGAAAATACCAACCAGAAATCTCCATCGGTTGACTGCGAGCAAATCCTGAAAGACTTCAGCGATTATGCGTCAACAGAAACTGACAAGAAAAAACTCATCGAGCGTTATCAGCGTGACTGGCAATTAATGGCTGGCAATGAGGAGGCGCAGGCTAAATGCGTTCAGGTAATGAACATCAGAGTTAACGAACTAAAACAGGCGGCATAAATGGCAAGCAGAGGCGTAAATAAGGTGATTATCCTTGGTCGGGTAGGACAAGACCCGGAAGTTCGATACTCACCATCAGGAACAGCGTTCGCTAACCTGACAATAGCCACGTCAGAACAATGGCGAGATAAAAATACTGGCGAGCAAAAGGAATTGACTGAATGGCATCGTGTTGCTGTATCCGGGAAACTGGCTGAGGTCGTGGGGCAGTATGTGAAAAAAGGTGATCAGATTTATTTCGAGGGAATGCTGAGAACCAGAAAGTGGAAAGACCAGTCAGGGCAAGACCGTTACACAACCGAGGTTCATGTCGGAATTAATGGCGTGATGCAAATGCTTGGCGGCATTGGCGACAGCAAACAACAAGCAGCCAGCAGGCAATCACAGAAGCCACAGCAGCAATCATCACCAGCACAACACAACGAACCTCCGATGGATTTTGACGACGATATACCCTTTGCACCAGTAACTCTCCCCTTCCCTCGTCACGCTATTCACGCAATTTAAGGACTTACATGAATCACTTGATGGTTGACCTTGAAACAATGGGCAACGGGCCATACGCGCCAGTTATTTCTATTGGGGCGGTATTCTTTGACCCGAATACCGGAGAAACAGGAGAAGAGTTCTCGGTAAATATCTCGCTTGAGTCATCAATGCGATATCGGGCGCGTCCTGACGCTTCAACGATTTTATGGTGGCTGGAACAGAGTGAAGAAGCCAGAAAATCGCTAACCAGCAACACTCAGGAGCTTTCAACGGCTCTTTCATGGTTATCTGAATTCATCATAAAGAACGCTAACCACAAATTCGTTCAGGTTTGGGGGAATGGAGCATCATTTGACTGCGTTATTCTCCGAAACAGTTATTCGCTGACAGGGCAGCCAGTTCCATGGCAGTGGTGGAATGACCGCGACGTAAGAACAATCGTCGAGCTTGGAAAGGTAATAGGATTCGACCCTAAGCGAGATATGCCATTCAAAGGAACTCGCCACAACGCTCTTGATGATGCCATTCACCAAGCCAAATACGTTTCAGCGATCTGGAAAAAGTTAGCTAAATAATCAACAGGAGAAAACCATGCCAGCGCCTCTGTATGGTGCGGATGACCCGCGCCGCTGTTCCGGCAATTCCGTATCGGAGGTGCTGGATAAATTCAGAAAAAACTACGACCTGATAATGTCGCTACCGCAGGAAACGAAAGAGGAAAAGGAATTTCGCCATTGTATATGGCTTGCAGAGAAAGAAGAACGCGAGCGAATTTACCAGACATCAATCCGCCCATTCCGCAAAGCCACATATACCCACTTCCCTGAAATTGACCCGCGCCTGCGTAATTACCGCTCACGCTATGGCGCTATCAGTAATGACTGAGGAATTTACCATGAGAGGACTTGCATACAATCCCGGCATTCTTCCGGCAGAAATGATTATTCGCCAACGCGTAAAGCCAATGCCATCGAGAGAGGAGTTGCTTAAGAGAAATTCTTTTCCATCAGTAAATCAAAACAAATATCTGAATGCGATGTTGCGCAAAGGAGGCAACCAGTGACTGGACATGCAGCAATCCTCGACATGTGCTGTGGCAGTCGCATGTTCTGGTTCGATAAGAAGGACGGCCGGGCGATATTTAGCGATATCAGAAAGGAAGAGCACACATTGTGTGATGGACGACGGCTGATAATTAGCCCTGACCTGATAGCAGATTTTCGTGCATTACCATTTGCAGACGCATCGTTTCCGGTTGTTGTATTCGACCCTCCGCATCTTGAGCGTGTTGGTGATAACGCCTGGATGGGAAAGAAATATGGACGGCTGAATAAAGATACCTGGCGTGATGATTTGCGGCAGGGATTTAAAGAAGCCTTTCGTGTGTTGCGGCCATACGGCGTTCTGATTTTTAAATGGAATGAAACGCAAATACCTGTTCGCCAGATATTGGCACTGACCGACAGAAAGCCTGTTATCGGTCAACGAACAGGAAAAGGTGACAAGACCCACTGGATTATTTTTATGAAGGAGGGCAACCAGTGAGCAAGATTGATTATCAGGCACTGCGTGCTAAGGCAGAAAAAGCAACGTGTGGCGAGTGGTCGCTCGAATATGGAGAGAGCCGATTTGAGGTGATGATGCGCTAATTCATCGTGAAGTTGCTGGATATATTCCCATTTGCAGAATTGAAGGAGCGCATCCAGAAAGCGGTTTCGATGAAGATTTCCAAATGGAACAGCAGGCCAATGCTGAATTCATCGCTGCAGCCAATCCGGCTACCGTCTTGGCGCTGCTGGGCGAGCTGGAAACAGCAAAAAAGCGCATAGCAGAACTGGAAGCCGAACTCGTAAGCCAAACTTACAAGTTGAACGAGCTATCGGGCAACTCTCCGGTAACTCCGGATGGTTGGATAAGCTGTAGTGAGCGAATGCCGGATACCAAAACAGCCGTTCTTGTTGCCGTGGAGTTTGACAGGAAAGGTGACTGGCGAATGAAATGGGCGACTTACATCCCGGGTCATCCTGACGCTAATGATGGGTGGATAATTCCTGGTGCGTCGTGGAAACCGTCACACTGGATGCCGCTACCAGAGCCTCCACTTTGAAAGCGAAGCTTATACATATCTTTTACATCAGCAATCTATTGTTAATCTCCAATCAATGTTACGTTGTCATCTCACTCATGCTTTGGAGGTAGTGATATGTCTTGTCCAAAATGCGGTTCTGGAAATATTGCAAAAGAAAAAACAATGCGTGGATGGTCTGGTGATTATGTGTGCTGCGATTGCGGATACAACGACTCTAAAGACGCATTTGGAGAGCGTGGTAAAAACGAGTTTGTCAAAATTAATAAAGAACGCGAAGGCAACGAAAAAAGCTAATTTATTTATTCATATATGAAAACAATGTAACCAATATTCGAATTGAAGAACTGAAAGAACACCAAGCCGCCTGATGGCGGTTTTTTTATTACCTGATTTGCAGGTTCGATTCCCTATTCGGAGATAGCACTCATGCAACACGAACTACAACCTGATTCACTGGTTGATTTGAAATTCATCATGGCTGATACTGGCTTTGGTAAAACCTTCATCTACGACCGGATTAAGTCCGGCGACCTGCCAAAAGCCAAAGTTATCCACGGGCGAGCAAGATGGTTATATCGTGACCATTGTGAATTCAAAAATAAGCTCTTAAGCCGCGCCAATGGGTAAAATAGCGGGTAAAATATTTTTCACATCTAAAAAACACCATTCCAATCAATCCCCTGCTGCTTCAAGTAGATGTCTGCAGGGGACACTTTAAAGACCTTTCTCTACATTTCACTTCATTACATAACCACTTAAAAAACAGTAAGTTATCACCGAATCGGCCTGATTTTCATTTCAGTTAATTTCATGACATTACAACCTCGTGATGGTATAAGTGATGGTATTCCCCAGTTCGATATGCAGATACCATCAATTTACCAAAATGAGTACAGATATGGCCATTAATGTGCTTTCCCCCAAACAGATAGAAAACGCCAAGCCGAAGACCAATGATTACAAACTTACCGATGGAGGGAGTTTGTATCTACTGGTACGAAAGACTGGTGGAAAATACTGGCGTATGAATTATCGTTTTGATGGAAAACAAGTGACATTGGCATTAGGGGTCTACCCAGATGTCTCACTTGCAACAGCGCGGAAACGGCGTGATGAAGCCAGGCAACTACTAACCGATGGTCGTGATCCTCGCGAAGCAAAGAAACCCAAAAAGGAAGACCCAATTTCCCCCACGTTCGAGAGTGTTGCCAGAGAGTGGCATAGTGGAACGATGGGGCATCCTGAGTGGAAAGAGATCACCCGTAAAAAAATTCTCCGAGAAATGGAAAACCACCTCTTTCCTGCCATCGGTTCAAAGCCTATCGATACGCTCAAAACCCGTGACTTGATGCCGATGCTGGTTGAGATGACTGAGAAAGGAATTGGTGCCACAACGAGCCGGGTAAAAACCACTATGACGAGCATCTTCCGTTATGCAGTGCAACGTGGAATTGTCGATTACAACCCTGCCCACGATCTAAAAGGTGCAATTACGGCCCCCAAAGTACGACATCGCCCCGCACTACCTCTCGAACGTTTACCTGAACTGTTAGCGAAAACGAGAAGTTACACGGGAAGACCATTGACTCGCCTAGCAGTTCTCTTTTCCCTGCACACTTTTGTGCGATCCAGCGAACTACGACATGCCAGATGGGAGGAGATCGACATTGAAAATGGGCTATGGACGATACCAGGACAACGTGAAGAGATCGCAGGGGTTAAATTCTCAGATCGGGGTGCAAAGATGGGGGCTGCTCATTATGTCCCGCTATCTAGTCAGGCTATCGGGGTACTGGAGGATATAAGGAAAATCAGTGGTGAATATCTGCTGGTTTTCCCCGGTGACAGCAACCCATATAAACCGATGAGCGAAAACACAGTTAATAAAGCACTGCGAACGATGGGTTACGACACTCAAACTGATGTATGCTTGCATGGGTTCAGGGCGATGGCCTGCTCTGCACTGACCGAATCAGGACTCTGGTCACGCGATGCAGTTGAACGGCAGATGAGTCACCAAGAAAGAAACGAAGTGCGGGCAGCATATGTGCATCTTGCGCAGCACATGCAGGAACGCCGCAGAATGATGCAATGGTGGTCTAATTATCTGGAACTAAATAAGGACGAATTTCATGCTCCTTATGACTTATCAGGTATTAACATTATCAATTAAATACTCTTATAATTTAAAACAGAGGTCATAATGCAGCATTCAACAGAGAATGAAACTATATTCTTAGGAAATCTATGGATTGACAAAAAAATACCACCATTAGAATATTGTTCATTTGAACGCGCTTCAAGACTATTAGAATGCGAGATTGATGATTTATTACACCTATACGAAATAGGCGCTTTTAATATCGCATTCAAGGCGGATGGACTTGCAGTTAGATTTAATGTTAATTTCCTCAATAAAAATCAGAAAATGGAAATTGACTTAATTCATCCCGTATTAACTAATCAATCACTAGAGATGGAGTTTTCAACAATATGGTATGACCTTAAAGATGATTCCTTTGAACATTTTGAAAATGGGCTTCAAATTATAGGATTTGCCTGTGGTATTTGGTACGCCGATGATATGATAAGTGACATAAAAAATGGATTAGCTATAGATCCAGATTATGAATTCAGGCTTAAACCGGTAAAAATACGAGATAATGTTTTGATGGCAACGGCCTCATATGAAGGAAATAAGGTCATTGATATTCCATTTGAAGATCTTCTTATCATGCGAAGAGATTTAGAGTTAATATGGAAATCAGTAAAAACTGGAATTCCTATGCCAAGTTTACTTACGAAAAGAATTTCATCTGAACCTAAAATCCCCAAGCGATTAAATAACACTGCTGAGCATCATGCAAAAAATAGGGAGGGGTTATTAAATGCAGCCATATATATTTTAGCAAAATACCCAAGCGAATGTCGTGGTGAAAGAAAAGAGATAAGTCCTGAAAAGTGGACTAACGCCATAATTAAACATTTAGGAGAGCTACCTCCAATATTTATCACTAATGAACAAGAAATCTTAAGAAAATTACGATTAGCGGTTAATCATGCGGGGTTAAAACAAAAGGGGTAGACTGAAACAATCTACAGGTAGAGTTGATTACACTACCTTCACAGCATTTTGATATCCCCATAGTATCTGCCGTGTTCATTACATAACACGGCAGGTAATTTCATGACATTAAAAACTTATCCTATCACTGGACATGCCCGCCCACGAGCTACTGCTGACTTTTTGCAAATAAGTACGGTTACTCTCTGGCGCTGGGAAAAGAACAATCCTGAATTTCCCAAATCTATACGCATTTCAAAACGGGTATCTGTTTACGATGCACAAGAAATTAGGCAGTGGGTTAAAGCTCAATCAGCAGGATTGGAGGAAGTAGTGTAATGACAATATTAACAAAGCTGGGGAGAAAAAAGCCTCCCCAACGTATTAATCAATTCTTTGGTTCTAAACCTCGGCTTTGTAACTCTTTGCGTAGAATGCGCTTGATCCAAGCCGCTAGCGATTCATCGCCATCCTGCTGTTGTGCTTGTTCCATCAGTTCACGCAGTTCAGGGTCAAGTCGGAACTGGAATGGCGGATTCCCACGTCTTTCATTTTTGTGTGTTGACACGTCAATTACACCCATTGTAATGTATTTATGTGTAATGACACATTACACACAGAAAAACAAAATAGCAACGCCCCGGAGTGTTTGCAGCAGCACCGAGGCGTCTGACCAGCACGTTATATGAGGTAACGAAGATGGCTAAACAGAAGTGTACCTGGTTATTTGCGGCGATCAACCGCAGTCAACGTAATGCCCGTCCGGTGATGTTAAGGATCATCGCAGATAACGAACGATCAGCGCGGCGCAGACTTGCCCCGGACTATGTACTGAGCTTTGCCGGGCGCATTCCCTGCGGAGGTGAACATGCGTAATTATCCGCACCCCGGCGAACGCTGGCAGCATGAACGTGGCTGGACGGTCACGATTATCCGATTAATAGAAGCCTCGCCCTCTGTGGCGCTGGTTAATCCTGAATTCAGCTGTGAAGTGCTGATACGTCATGACAGCGACAACCAGCTATCCTCCTGCCCTCTGGCATGGTTTGAACAGCGGTATACGCGCCTGTTTGATGTACCGCTCTTTAAGCCTGCACCAGCTCCTGCAGGCGGTAGTGGTTCCGGCCCGCTGACACTGCATCCGTCTGTGCTATTTATCCGCTGGCGGGAGCGTAGCATATGGCGCTCTGCTGAGCCTGACGACGGTCACTATTCAAAGTTTCTCTGACAAAATACCGCTGAAAACGGAGTAATCCACGATGAATATTTCAAACGGGCACAACGGTGCTCAGGGCCACACTTTGCCTGAAAAACACAATACCGGTGCTTTTGCCTATGGGTTGTCAGAGGACAGTTTCGGAAAGCTGACCCGCGCAAGAAATGCCTGCGACATGCTCCAGCTTCTCTTTTCTGAATACCCGTCTCAGGCCGGAGCACTGGACGCTGGCTGTGCGCATGGTGTCGCCGCGCTGATGGAGTACCTGCTGGCAGATTTGACGGATATTGCACACAGCTGCGCACTGATTGAAGGAGGTGCCAGATGAACCAGCCGCAGGTTTCCATTTTCCCGGCAGAAATGACCACCGCGCTTTACCGGCGGGCTATTGCTTCAGCATGGCGGCAGAAAATGCTGAACGAAACTGGCAGTGATCAGTATGGTCCGCACAGCCTGACGGTGGAGCGTATTGAAATGGCCATTGCGCTGCATATCGAGTGCGTACTGATTAACGAGTACGGCGAAGTGCAGGGCGCCGCTGCCGCGCTGGCACTGCTGACTGACATGCTGGAGCCGTCACTGCTGACCGCGCCGCCGGTACTGACCGCGCGCGGCTGTGAAGTGATGGCGGAGATGTACCGCACGCTTCCGGCGGCCTTTGATGACTTCTGCAGTACCGGTGTGACGTTGTATGAGGGGGAAGTATGACAATACAGACGGTTACGCAGATTTCAGCCGCCGCACGGGGGAAATGGCCCGTTATTCTGCAGATGCTGCGTATTGATGTACCTGAAAACGGCAGGCACGGTCCCTGCCCGAAATGTGGGGGCAAGGATCGTTTTCGCCTTGATGACCTTGACGGGCGCGGGACGTGGATCTGCAGCCAGTGTGGCAATGGTGACGGTCTGGATCTGGTTAAGCTCGTAACCGGTTACAGCGTCAGAAAGGCTGCGCAGGAGGTGGCGCAGGTGCTTAATGTGCCGGATGTGCAGGAACTGCCTGTTAAGCCTGCCAGACAAAAAGCCCCTAAACGCGACATGGGTCTTACCGTGGCGGCGCTGATGAAAGAGAGCCACACGGGAGAAAGCGCCTATCTGACAGGAAAAGGGTTCGCCGGATACCCGGCCTCTCTGACCGGAAGCGTGCAGCATATCAGCGGTAAGGATTTTCCTGCCGGTTCCCTGCTGTTACCACTCACGACCAACACCGGAGCCGTGACCGGTGCACAGCTTATCGCCCCGACGGGTGAAAAAAGCATACTGCCCGGCAGCACGATGAAAGGCGCGTTTGTGTCGCTCAGCCCGTTACCGTCTGAACCACCGGTACAGGTGGTGATTACCGAAGGTTACGCTACGGCGCTGACGGTAAGCCAGCTCACTGCCGGATGCGTAGTGGCTGCCATATCTGCGGGCAACCTGCCCAATGTGGCGCAGTCGCTGCGGGCACGCTGGCCTGAGGTAAAAATTATCATCGCCGGTGATAACGATTTTCAGGACGGGGGTGAGAATCCCGGCAGAGCCTTTGCTGAACGGGCGGCAAAAGCTGTTGGCGGCTGGATGACGCTGCCACCAGGAGAGATTAAGGCTGACTGGAATGACTTTCATCGGGAGCACGGTATTACCCGTGCCCGTGAAGCCTTTCGCAACGGTCTGGTACTGTGCGGGGAAGGCCGCACGCAACTGCCGCACGGGTTCCGTCTTACCCAGGAATATCTCTGGTATGAAAAGCAGGTACAGCGCAACGGTGAGACGGAGATCCAGAACGTCAAAATATGCAGCCCGCTGCGCGTGACGGCAATCACCTGCGATGCCGATGGCGGTAACTTCGGACGACTGCTGGAATGGGAAGATACGTGGGGTGAGTGTCGCCGCTGGGCGATGCCGATGGAAATGCTGAGCGGCAGTGGTGAGGAACTGCGCCGGGTACTGCTGGTTAACGGGCTGTCTTATATCAGCACCACCGGTGAGGCACGCGCACGCCTGATGGAATATATCTCACTGTGTAAACCGGAACGCCGCGTGACCTGCGTCAGTCGTACTGGCTGGCATGGTCAGGTTTACGTCCTGCAGGATGAGGTCAGCGGTGAAGGTGCAGAGGGTGTCATTCTCCAGACCACTTCCGTGCAGGGGCGTGATTTCCGCGTGTCGGGCACAACAGAGGAATGGCGGGAGCATGTATCCCGCTACTGTACCGGCAACTCCCGCGTGGCATTTGCTGTCAGCCTGGCCTTTGCTGCACCACTGTTACGGCTGGTTGGTATGGACGGCGGCGGCTACCACCTCAAAGGGGAATCGACAGACGGTAAGACCACCACCATGAAAGCGGCAACCTCCGTCTGCGGCGGGCCTGACTACTGGCAGACATGGCGGGCCACCGGCAACGCGCTGGAGGGATGCGCCAGCCGCCGCAACGATGCTGCCATGATGCTTGATGAGATCCGGGAAGTTGACGGACGCGAGGCAGGCAATATCGCCTACATGCTGGCAAACGGTCAGGGCAAGGGCCGTGCCGGTACGGACGGTGAGCTGCGTACCCGTAAGCAGTGGCGCCTGTTGTTCTTTTCAACTGGCGAGTTGTCTCTGACCGAACATGCGGCAAAGGCCGGTGAGCGTACTTTTGCCGGGATGGAAGTCAGGATGATCCAGATCCCCAGCGATTCCGGGAAGTTTGGCGTTTTTGAGGAGCTGCACGGCTTCGACAGCGGCAAGGCTCTGGCAGAGCATCTTGAATGGGCCACGTCCTGCTACTACGGTTCGCCGTTCCGGGAGTGGCTGAAAGCACTGACCGCTGATCTTAACGGACTAACGGCACAGGCAAAATCGCTGATGAAGGAATATGCTGCCGCCCTGACTCCTAAAGATGCAGGCAATCAGGTGGGCCGGGCTGTGAACCGCTTTGCACTGGTGGCGATGGCAGGTGAACTGGCAACCCGTCTGGGTATCACCGGCTGGCCTGAGGGTGAAGCACTGCGGGCAACCCGCGTCTGCCTGAACGCATGGCTGAAAGATCGCGGGCACACCGCCAATCAGGAAGATATCGCCGCACTGGAGCAGGTTCGCAGTTTCTTTACCGCGAATCAGTACAGCCGCTTTGCAGACTGGTATGACGAGCGCAACCGCCCCGGCAATATGGTGGGCTGGCGCAGGGTGGAGAAAGGCAGTACCGCGCAGGGCACGGAAGCTGTCACTACGTTCTATGTCATGCCGTCCGGCTGGAAAGAAATCTGCAGGGGATTTGACCCGCGCAAGGTGGCGCGTCTGTGCGTAGATCGTGGATACCTGCTGCCCTCCACTGATGGCAAACTCCAGACAACCATTCGCCCGCCAGAGATGAATCCCCGCAGGCTCTATGTCTTCAACAGCGAGGTGCCGGGTTAAGGCTTTGCGTGAGTCTTATTTATTAAGGGTAACAGGTGAAACAGGTGGAACAACCGTATTTTACAGGGCTGAACCTGATCCACCTTCTGAAATAGTGAGGTGGAACAGATGTAACGCCAGCCAATCCGCTGTTCCACCTTGTTACCCGCGATGTTCCACCGGTGCAGTGTATATAAATGCCTTATAAAACAAAGCAGTAACACATGTTTCACCTGTTCCACCGCATCAGGGACATAAAGCAGACTGAAACAGAGGGTATTTTTATCTGGCTGGCTTTCATAGCCACGTCTGAATAACCGCAAGCGCCCGTTGTGCCAGCCACCACACACTGAGCACCGATAGTGTGCTTGTGTCAGCCACGACACAATTGACGTAACGAACCAACCCGACAGGAGAAGTCATGAACAACACCGCAGTGAATAACAACCTTTCCACTTTTCCGGCTGTAACGCAGCGGGCACTGGAAACCATGAACACAGCCAGAAACGCATGGCTTGAAGCACGTCGTCAGCAGAAAGCGGCAGCGGATAATATTGCGACAATCCGCCAGCGTCGCGCTGAAATGGAAGCCACGACGAACACACTGAATGAGGAGTGGCGCACGCTGTTTCGTGAAAGTCAGGGCGTGGTCTCAAAGGAAATGAAAAAACTGCGCACGGAAATTGCGCTGGGACGAGAAACGCTTGAGGATTTTGATGAGCTGCTGGCGGCTCAGGAAAGCGAAAATGCACTTTTGCCGCAGAAAGCTGCGGAATTAGCCGGAAAGTATATCCACGCGCATAACATTCTTGTGGATATTCGCGCAAAACAAATCTGGGAAGATTTTATGCAGTCGCATGGAAAAGCGCTTATTCAGACGCTGAGCCTGCTTAAATCCACAATGGGCCGGGAAGCCAGTGCCGTTGTGGGTGTGGTGAATTCAGTTAATGACCCGGACACAGTGCTGAAAGACTTTATTCATAAACATATCACCAGACCGGCTCTGGCTAACGATGCGATGCCTGAACAGGACCCGGTGTTTAAACTGGCGGGAGTTGCCCCGGATTATGCGGCGCGTCTGGATTTCAGTAATCAACTCTCTCCGGCAGCTATGCATAAAATAAAGGTTCGTCAGGAACTTGCTGAGAAGGAGAAAGCAGTATGACGGCCCGAGGCACACCTGACCAGGCACTTACCAGTTTTCGGAATGCCCGTATTCTGTGGGCCGGACATAGTGAGAGCCGAAAAGCCGTTGAACAACAGATAACATCTCTCCTCGCTGCCACAGAAAAACCAGCAGATTATGCCCGACAGCTCGAATTACTGCGGGAACGTCTGGATGTGCTGAAATGGCAAATTAACTGTGCTGCTCGGGAATGCATTTACTCGCAGCATTTATTGATGGAGGCCTGCACAGAAGCTGCTCTCAGCAATTTTATGCAGGCGAATGGGGCAGCCCTGACATCTGCACTGGCTCCGTTCCTGAAGGGGCGCGGAGGGGTTGACGTTGCGTCCCGTATATTACGCAGTGCTCTGGTTCGCCAGCTGGCAATAACACCGCCTGAAATTGCCGGGGATTATCGTGAGATCCTGGATGAATCCGGTTTGATGCCAGACCCCGGGATGATTCGTGATTGCCAGGGCTCTTACACCCCGGCACAACATCTGCGTTTTCAGCAACGCCTGAATGACATTAACGATATACAGGAGTGATATTAATGGCACTTAAATGTCCGGAATGCGGTACAGTTGCACACGCCAGAACAGCAGCCTATGAAGCTCCGTCAGTTAAACGCTCGTGGTATCAGTGCCAGAATCTGGAATGTTCCTGCACATTTACGGCACTGGAGAGTGTGGATAAGATAATCATGAAACCCCGGCGCAATGAACAGGAACCAGACAAATCACAAACCCCGGTAAAACAACAGCAAACGCTCAATCGCTATGGCTCCGCGTCAAAACTGTCAAGCCGTCAGCAGATTCCTGTCTAATTAGAAAAAAACGCCCACGTAATCCCGGTCGAGTACCGGGATTTTTAACACCTTTTCCCTGGCTGGCCTGAGAGCGCATGAGTGCATGTCTATAGCGCATGAAAACGCATGAACCTTATGCACCATTTTTGACGAGAAAGCCCTTGTGTGGTGGCTTCTGAGACGATTTATGAGGTGCATGAAAACCAGTCTGTTAAGCGAAGCGGGCAGGCGTGCGGGGCTGTTCGCATCAACATAAAAATAACGGGCTGATATAGTTATAAAATCAAATGAACTCTTTTAGTACGACATGGGTATGTGCGCCAGTAGCAACGTCAGCCCCCAAGCTTTCTATTGTTCTTTTCTGTTGTACCATCAATACGTACCGATTAGCTCCTAAGCATCAATATCAGTTTGAACGTATTGCTTTGAACTAATTTTTAGATGATTTTTTTCATTAAAAAATTATAATGTTGTAGATAAAAAGAGAATCTTATAGAGGCGTTATGTCAAATAAAGTTGATGTTTTTTTGAGCCGAGTTAGCCATGTATCACAGTTTGTATTGGTGGCATTTGCTATTTTTGGATATTTTTATACAGTAAGACCAATTTACCAAAAGGAACTT